TGATGAGATAGAAAAACAAGATTTACCTTATGAAAATTTTTACAAAGAAATTGTAGACAATGTTAACATATTTTATATTTACATTAACAATAATAACAATATTTATAATATTAAAAAAGAAGAGTTACCTATATCCGAGTCAACTTTAAGAAAGGAAAAACTAATTTATTTAATTAAAAAATATAGAAATAATAATCAGATTAAACATAATTTAATTAGTATTTTACAATACAATATTGATATTTCTCCTGATGATATAAAAGAATTATTAAAAAATAAAACTTTTAATTTTCTCTCCGTAAAAAATAGTTTAAACGATATTAAATGGAATGATACAATACAATATTTTAAAAAAATAAATGCTTTATATATTTTATTTTATCAAGAAAAAAAAACAAATAAACAAACAAAAAAAATATTTATACGAAATATAAAATTGAAACACAAAACGACAAGGAAAAAGGTATAAAGAAACAGAAATATATAAATTATTATCATGGCATCACTAACTTCTCTCGTATCGAAAATGGATTCAGCTTTCGGAAATGGAAAGCAACTGGGTGAAAATGCCCATGTTGAATATACTTGGAGTAAAAGTTTGGAGGAGTTATTTGTTCAATACTATTTTCAGTTAGTTAGAACAAAAGATCATTCTGATTTAATAAAAAAATTTACTTATATGATTGAAAATATTCCAAAGCATCATAAGCTATTTCCTTATCTTTATAAACTTGTTTGTGAAACTAGAGATATTAAATCAAAGCAAGAGTACGCTCTGGGTTATATGCAGATTGCCATATTTTATAAATATCATCCGGTTTTGGCTTTTGAGGCATTTAGACTTTATTGTGTAAGCCCAACAAACGACCATCCGTTTGGCAGTTGGAAGGATGTAAAATATATGTGCGACCATATAAAAAATAGCGAAGGTTTGTCTACAGAAGATGCAATTCACCATCCTTTTGTTCAGCGAATTATAAATCTAGCAATACATCACCTTAAAATAGATATGATGACACATATTAAACTAACAACTGCTAGTGAATCAAACCAAAATGGTAGTGTTGGACTAATTGCAAAGTGGCTTCCTAGGGAAAAATCTAAGTTTAAATGGCTTTACACACCTATGGCTAAGAAAATGTATCCTGATTTTACGACAAAAAAGGCTAAAACACACTTCAGGAAATTGTTAAGTAAACTTAATAAATATGTTGATACTGTTCAAATTAAAATGTGTGGAAAGAATTGGCAAGATATTAAATTTAACAATGTTACTAGTCTTACACTTGCAAAACAAAAAAATGCGATTTTAAATGTTGATAAAAAGGGCGTTCATCGTTCTGAAGATGAAGATAGAATTAAGTGTTCAGAAAATTATAAGGAACACATTGGAAAGGCAATGTCTGGAGATTCTAGTGCTAAGATTCATGGAAAAAATTGTAATGTAGGTGAGCTGGTAAAGAGTGCGATAGGGAGTCAAAATACTAGTGAAAAAAGTATTCTAGACACAATCAATGAACAATGGCGTGATAATAGTAAAAATAATGAATTACTAGGAAATATTATTGCTTGTGCGGATACTTCTGGGTCAATGGAGATAGATGATTGTATCCCGCTTCACAATTCTATAGGACTTGCAATTAGAACTTCCGAAATATGTCATCCAGCATTTCGCAATAGAGCTCTTACGTTTGATGCACAACCACGATGGGTAAAGTTTGGCGATGAATCAACATTTTGTGAAAAAGTTTATCATCTTAAAAATGCTGCTTGGGGTATGAATACAGATTTTTATAAAATGTTAGACATGATTTTGCATGTTCTTGTTACAAATAAAATTCCTCCTTACGAAGTTGAAGATCTTGTTCTTGCTGTATTCTCAGATATGCAATTCGATTCATCTTATCATAATCTTAAGGAGGTGGATTCGCCAGCTGGAGATGTTATTCGCAGGAGATTTGCGGAGCATGGGTATAAGTGTCCTCACCTCTTATTTTGGAATCTTAGAAAAACAACTGGTTTTCCAGATAAGACCACTTCACCAAATGTTAGTTTTATTAGTGGTTACAGTTCCTATTTACTTAATATATTTGCAAATAAAGGAGTCAGGGCTCTTCAAGAATCTACTCCTTTTGATATTATCATTGATATTCTTGGTAATGAAAGATATGCTGTTTTAGATACAATTCTCGATAGATTTGCTTAAAATTAACTAGTATTAATAAATTTTTTAATACTAATTAAAACCTTTATTAATAAAAAAATATAAATATTAATTTTGTTATTAATTTATTTACTAACATGGATGTTTCCGAAAATAATATAGATTCTATTTCTACCACTAGTCAATTTATTACTTATCTTATAGATGCATTAACCGAAAGAGACACAAATACATTGACTGAATCCACTCCTCCTCCCCCACAAAATAACAATATTTTTAATTTACTAGAATCTCGAAGAAGACGGAGATTTATTAGCGCTACACCTACAAGACCTTTATTTAATCGAAGAAATCCGGTTGAAGAATTATTAAGAAATTCTTTATATCAAGATAAAAATATTAAAAAAGTTTTATCTGAAAAAGGTTCAGACCAGTTAAAAGTAATAAGGTTTGATCCAGATAAACATAAAATGAAAGAATGTGTAATAACTCAAGAAAAATTTGAAAAAGATGAAGAAGTCATTTGTTTACCATGCAAACATATTTTTAATAAAGAAGCAATAAAAACATGGTTAAAAGAAGAGTCATCAAAATGCCCAGTTTGTAGACACGAATTAGATTATATTGAAAAAAAGGAAGATTTACCGGAAAGTAGAGACATACCCGGTACAAATAATCAAACAACAACAGATATTTCTTATAATAGAATGTTTAACAATATGCAATTTTTATATAACCCAACTTCACATTGGAGAAGACCTGCTAGAAGAACCTTTTTAAACAATATAGTGGATATAGAAAACCAATATGTTTATGATCGAAATCTTCAAAATGCTATATTAAATAGTGTAATAGAAAATAATTCTGAAATATCGAATGACAATATCTTAGAAGATGTATTAGAAGATGTATTAGAAGATGTATTAGAAGATGTAAGTTCTGATATAATAGAAAATGATATAGCTGACTCAGATGTTTATCTCAATATGATGGAAAATAATATAGTATTAGAAGATGTTGACGATGATGAAAATTTTTTTAATGATTAAATATCATCAAAATCAATTCCGTTAAAATCATCAGTAACATCATTTTTAATATTTTCAATCTTTTTATTTACCTTACTACTAATAATAACTTCTTCCTCATGATTATCTTCTTTATATGTAATTTCAAAAGGAGAATCTGTGTCGTCAATTAATTTCTGATTGTCAGATAAAATATTTTGTACATCACTTCTTTTTTTAAGCTCTTCAAGATTATTTTCATTATAAACGTATAGTAAATCAACTTTTTGCTTTTTCTTAGGATGAACAACTTCCCAATCTCTTAATGCAACTAATACAATAGAATTATGTGTAATTATATTACCCCTCTTATTTCTTCCTTTGAATTTTCCACGAATAACTAAAAGTCTTGTCTTTTTATCTTGACAATAAACATCTGCATATCCTCCTCCATGTACAGCTGTAATACGCCCATATATTTCTAATGGGTCTTCAGGTTTACGAAGTTTCCTACTAACAAAAGCAGGTTTTACATTTTTTCTGGCCAATTTTTTGTGACCGCTTCCTCCTTTCTTGTTCTTCACCATAGTTTTATTTAATAATAAGATATATTTGTATATATTATTATTTCAATTTTAAATAAAATGTACTTTTATCCATTTTTTATACGATTTTTTTTTAATTGGTAATGTACTTTTTTGTTGTGTTTCCAAACATTGTTCATCTGGTTCATAATTATATTGATCATAAAATTCATCTAACTCATCATCGTCCAAGAAATCAATACATTTTTTTTCATGATTTATTTTAATTTTAAATTTTTCAAATCTTTTCTTCCATAAAGGTGAATTATAAGCAAAATATTCCCAATGATACCAAAACATTTCCTTTAAATTATAGTTAAATCTTTCTAACGGAAAACATCCTATATCGTTTGAAATACTATATTTTCTATGAAAATTAATAGTTTTATAGATTTGAGATATATCATATTTTCCTTTTTTTATAGGAGACATAGACACATCACTTTCATAAATTTCCCACAACTTATCAGCTTCTTCCTTTTTATAGTAGTATCCTCCGTTATTATTACTTATAAGTATTTCAAACAACAACATATGAAATTTATTTTTATAATGATTATTTAGTTTAATTTTTTTTTTACATACCTTTTCTAGTAACAATATCAACTTATGATTATCTATATTTTTGTATAAGTAATAGGATATACTTTTATCACAATTGGCTAATATAGATTTTACTAGAAGCTTTTCATATTTTGTTTCACAATTATATTTTTCTATTTCTTTACTATTTTTATCCTTAAACATATAAACCATTTTTTTTGAATAGTAAACTCTATTCACAAAAATTTTATAATCTATTATTTTTTTATCATCTTTATTAACAAATCTAAATAGATTTTTAACAACAAACATAATATGTGCAAAATCTTCGTCCTTTTTAAATCTTTCATTAAGTTGAATTATTTTTTTTTTCATTCTGGGATAGTTTAGAGCGTAAAAATCATAGTACACCTCCCAGAGAAATTGCCATGTTTCTTCTTTAAAACCGCTGCTAAAATACTCATAAATCCAAAAATAACATTCATCTAAATCTTTATTTGTAATTAAACATTCCAAAAATGTATAACACACCTCATCTGCGTTATATAAATAACGTGTAAATATCATTTTGTTTGTGTCTGTTCATGTTAGATAAATTTTCTTTCAATTTATATTTATTTACATATAAATATATTTTATATATAATTAATATAAATGTCATTTTTAAAAAATATATGTTCTATAGAAAGCTATAAAAAAATAATAGAAGAAAATATAGAAATTTTTAAAAATATAGAAAATATTTGTAAAAAAACAGGAGAAAAAATAGAAGGTAATTGTTTTACAAAACATCAAAATA